ATAATAAAGGGTTTTTTGAGTAGCGTTGAGTATTATAATAACTATATTTATAGCTCTAACACCTATTCAGATTTAGTTGTTTCTGAATATAGAGAATACACCCTTAATGAAATTGGGATAGCTGTGTCTAGAAAATTAACATCAAATTGGATATTGAATGATAATACAACTGGATTAACAAAAACCTTTACAAAATATTATACACAAGAAGAGGGTATTCAAGAAGGTATAGATAGGAGGAATAATATGATTGGTTTCGCTAAGACAGCCTTATTAGATGGATTAAAAGCTATTTATGGTGAACCAGCAAATCAATATTATGCTTTCGATTTGTTGACAAGTGTTAAGATAGAAATGGATTATTTTACACAAGGATATACTCAACCATTAAGAGATGCTGTAAGTGCATCAACTAAACCATACATGACTGTTGGTATTAAAGAAGCTGTAATTGAGGAATTAACCTTTTAAAGATATGAATATAATATTAATATTAGTCGCCCTTATAATAGTGATACCAGTATCATTAATAGGGTTTCTTTGGGAAATAATCAGAAACCCAAGCTACAAGTATCTTAATACTTATTTCAAAAGAATAGCCATTTCATTAGACCAACTTGGTAATGCAATAAACGGTCAATTGCTAACAGATGCCTTTACCAAAAAGAGTCAAGGAGTTCCTTTTGGGGATGAAGATTTAACAGTATCTGGGATTCTAGGTCAGAATAAAAAGGATAAGAAGCTTTCCTTATTGGGGTGGTTGATTGCTGATGCTTTGAATGAGTTAGATAAAGACCATGTTGAAGAATCTATTGGTGATTAATCATCACCATATATACCACCTTTCTTGGTAGACACACACTTTTCACGTATCAATTTCTCAACGTAAGCGAACATTTTTAAACCATTATCTTCACAATACTTTTTCAAGATTTCGTGAGTCTTTGGGGTTATTTTTATGTTTTTATCCCTCTTCATGGTGTGTTATAACATAAGTATGACAAAAGTATGAAAAAAAGCACACTAAAACGAATATATATGTTTACAAGCAAATACTTTTGAAAAAAGCTGAATATTTATAATAAACAATAGAATAAAGTAAAGAATAACATTAATAAATCAAAAAAACAATATGGCAAATCAAGTATTCGTTAGTCCTGGAGTTTATACCTCAGAAAAAGACTTAACATTCGTTACACGTCAAGTAGGTGTAACAACCCTTGGTATGGTAGGTGAGACCACTCAAGGTCCAGCTTTCCAACCAATATTCATCAGCAATTATGGTGAATTTCAATCTTTCTTCGGTGGTCTAAACGCTACTAAGGTTAAAGATACTGGTGCTCCTTTATACGAGCTACCGTACATAGCAAAATCGTATTTATCACAATCAAACCAATTATTCGTAACTAGAGTATTAGGTTTTTCTGGATACTATGCTGGTCTAGCTTGGGGTATCACACTTGATGCGGCATTGGACCCATCAACACTTGTAACTACAAATACTGGAACAAGTTATAACCCATTGATTAGCTATACTGCTACATCAGCTGGTACTAACGTTACTCTTGTATCTACAGATTCTCTTATTCAATCACTTATAAACGATGGTTCATTAACATCTAGTCTTGCTTTCTTAGGAAGTGCAAGTACTGGTGCTACTGCGACTATCCCAGCTACCTACCTTAAAACAGGTAACTCATTCAGTGGTGTATCATTCAGCTTATACGTTACAGCAAATGGAACTAGTGGTTCTAATATAACAGGTGAAACAAGTGGTGTTACTGTTAACTATTCTGGTACATCTTATTCAGAAATTGAAAATCAATTAGTTGCTTTATTACGTTCAAGAGGAACAATCAATAACGCAACACAATTACCAGCATTTGAAGTTACTGGAACTACAGATGTAATCTTTGACCCAGCATTCTCTGCTGCAACAGCAAATCCACTAGGTGAATTCTCATTGAGTGGTAAATCTACTGTTCAAGGTAATTTCGATTACAGTGTATCAATGGATAAAACACAAAGAAATTATCTACCTAAGGTATTAGGAAGAGGTGCACAAGATGGTAAAACAGCATTATTTGTTGAAGAATTGTTTGACCATATGTTTGCTACAGATAATGCTGATGGTAAAATCAGAGGTATTAATCAAGTACTTGTACAATATGGTTCTACATATGTAGATTACCAAAATCAATATCAACCAGCTGTTACACCTTATGTAGTATCTGAGTTGCGTGGTAATAAGGTATTAAGACTATTCAGATTTACAACTATTTCTGATGGTAATGCTGCGAATGAACAATTTAAGATTTCAATCTTGAATATTAAACCAGATACAAGAGAGTTTGATGTACATGTTAGAGGTTTCTATGATACTGATGCTCAACCAACAGTATTGGAAAGTTTCAGTCGTTGTACGATGGACCCAACATCAGCGAATTTCGTTGGAAGAAGAATTGGTACACTTGATGGTGTATACCCTTCTAAGTCTTCTTATGTTCTTGTTGAAGTTGATGATACTTCAGATACAAGTGAAGCATTCCCAGCTGGTTTCGTTGGTTTCCCTGTTAGAGATTACCAAACAAATAGTAACCCTACTGTTGTTACTCCTAAGTTGATGTATAATCAAGCTTATGGTGCTTTCGATAACAAGCGTAAGATTTACTTAGGTCTTTCTGAGACAGTTGGTATTGATGCGGATTTCTTTGATTACAAAGGTGTTCCAACTACTAGCTCTCCAAACATTTGGACTGGTATGACTAATGGTTTCCACATGGACGTTGATGCTTCAGGTGTTACAATTGATAACGTTACTGTTGTGATAAATAATAGTGGTGCTACTTATAGCCCTATCTTCTTATTCGACACTGGTGTTTGGCAATTTAGAACTGATGCTGGTTTAGTTGGTGGTCCATACGAAAAACTATATGCTCGTAAATTCACATTCGTACCTTACGGTGGTTTTGATGGATGGGATATCTATAACACAAGAAGAACAAATACTGACAAGTTCTTAATCAATGGTACTTATGGTGCTGCTGGTTTAACTAGCGGTGCGTTCTCTAATAGAACCCTTACTAGTGGTGATTTAGGAATCAACTCTGATTACTACGCATACTTAGAAGCTATTTGGACATTCAAAAACCCAGAAGCTGTTAATATAAACGTGTTCGCAACACCTGGAATTGATAACTTCGATAATACAAATTTAATCGAAGCAACAATTGATATGGTTGAGCAAGACAGAGCTGACTCATTATATATCATGACTACACCAGATACTGATGGTAGTGGTGATGTATTAAGTGTTGGTGATGTAACTGATAGCTTGGACGGAATGTTTGATAGTAACTACTCTTGTACTTACTGGCCATGGATTCAAATAAATGATGCTGAAAATAATGTATTCATATTTGTTCCACCAACAAGAGACGTTGTAAGAAACATCGCTTTAACTGACAACATTGCATTCCCATGGTTTGCTACTGCTGGTATACAAAGAGGTGATGTTGATGCAATTCAAGCGAGAGTTAAACTTACATCTTCTCAAAGAGATGGTCTATATGAAAATAGAATTAACCCAATTACTACCTTCACATCTGATGGTATCAAAATCTGGGGTAATAAGACACTTCAAGTTAAAGATACCGCACTTAACCGTATCAACGTTAGAAGACTTTTACTACAAGCAAGAAAACTTATTTCTGCCGTTGCTATCAGATTGTTATTCGAACAAAACGATACAGTTGTAAGAAATCAATTCTTATCACTTGTTAATCCAATTCTAGATAACATTAGAACTGAAAGAGGTCTTACTGATTTCCGTGTTGTTCTTTCAAACGACCCTGAAGATATCGACAGAAATCAATTGACTGGTCAAATCTTCTTGAAGCCTACACGTGCATTAGAATTCATCCAAATTGAGTTCGTAATCATGAACACAGGTGCTTCATTTGATAACATCTAATACGATATAAAACAAACAACTAAACCCTAACCTTAAAAGTTAGGGTTTTTTGTTTTAACATAGATATTTATAATAAAAACACATCATGGCGAAGATTAAGATTACTCAAAAACAATACAACACTATCCTATTACGTGAGCAAGAAGGTCGTTTAATGGGTTCTGGTGAGATTATAACTGAAACACTAGAAATAGGTCCAGAAGTCTTAGAAGAGGGCTGGAAAGAGGTTGTATTAGGTGTGGCGATGATGTTAGGGGTTGGTCTTAGTGGTCAAAACAAAGCCATGGCCCAAACAGCAGTTAAAAATGCTCAAACAATGGCTCAAGTTAAAGCCACTCTTGAAGATACGGCAAAGACCCAAGAATTGGCTGATTATATGGAAGAAAAGGGTATGAAAGACCCATCAGCATTATTGAGCAAAAACGCTGAAAGAGTTATTGATAGATTTAATAAAATAGCTCAAGATAATAACATAAAATATAGAGTAGATGTTAAGGCTGTTGATAACCTACAAGCATTACAATCTGGTTTAAAGAGTGGGTATGCTGTTAAGGATATTCAGAGTACATCAGACACTGTTCAAACACCAGCAGCAGCACCAGTTAAGATACAAGACACCCTAAATATTAATTTTGGTAGTGATAATATGTTTATAACAGGTGGTTATACACTTTCTCCAGCTGGGATTGATGTGGTGACGATTGCAATTAAACAAATTGAAAAACAAGGTGGAAAAATTTTAAGTGCTGAAATTGAGTCGTCTACTGATGCTGAAAGAGTACCTAAATTTATTAGTAAAGAAGACCCAACTGGAAATATAAAATTATCTGATTTAAGAACCAAGAGCATTCATGATTTAATTACCTCACTAGCTGGTGATGTTAGTATTAGACATAGAGAGATACCAAATAATGGTTCTCATGTTGTGAGTACACAAGAATTTTTAAAAGTTTCAAGTGATGCTAACGCAACTGCTGAGTTAAGAGTTAAAACAAAAGAATTCAGATATGTAATAATTAAATTGGTAGTTCTAATGGAAAAACCAAATGTAGCACCAGACGAACCAAGAACTAAAATTATTAAAGATTATAGATTTGAGTTGGTTAAGGTTATAGATACCACTGGAAATAGTCGTAAGATTAAAACAAAAACTAAATGGCCTCATAAACAATGGAAGTGTAAGAAAGCTAGTAAGAACAAACCAGGTGATTGTTATACTTTCTAAAAAAAATGCCTACTAGAAATTAGTAGGCAAAATTTTGTACAACAATATCATCATCGATAGCTACCGATATAAACCTAAAATTGGGGTTTAATAGATTTTTCCTGTGGCCGAATCCGACAACACCATTATCAACCAATAGTATTACTAATGATTCAATAAGACCTTCATTACTAACAAGATTTTCACTAACAATTAATTTTAATTTTTTAGTCCTACGTTCTAATGTTCCGTCACTAGCACAATCATGACAAAATTTCTTTTCTTTTTTAAGGTGAACCATATGTGATTTTGTTACCTTATACATATCCATCCTTATTGTTAATTTAGATAATGGTTTTAGTTTTGATAATACATTTATCAAATTCTTGGCCGTTTTAATATCATCATTAGCTTCTTTAATATTTTCTTTAAATGAAGCAACACCTGTATCGCTATTAACACTTAATCTAACATTTATTTTTACTCCATCTATGTGGTGTTCGGATAAATCAACCCAAAATTGTTGAGCTTTAATATATTCCATTTGTTGATTTATATGGTTTTCAATATATGGGATAAAAGACTTAGGGTTAGCCCTCAAGATGTTGATTTGATTAATCATCTCTTGCTCATCTGATGAGATAGTGTCGTTTTGTGCAAAAACACTGGGTGATACCAATAAAAGCACTATAATAATGAAATTCTTCATACTTGTATTATGTTAATAATACAAAGGTAAGCATAATATTTGACATGACCAAATATTATTCAATAATTAATTTTGGTTCAACTTAACACCTAAGAATTGTGTTACTACTATTACCATGAATTTTATTTAATTCAATTTGATGTTTATCATCACCCATTGATGGGTCTATTTCATGTTTAAAAACCAACGCAAGATGTTTCTTTATACTTGTGGTTTCTTTCTCACTAATTGTTTTTGGTTCGGATACTTCGAAGTACCCTTGCAACCAGAATGCGAAATCTCTAGATGTCATTTTATTTTTATTTAATTTGTTGTTCTAATATATTATAAATCATGCTTATTATTTTTGGGATATCATAAGTTTTTCTCCATTCTTCATCTGTGAGTTTTAATTTGTTAACCTTAGCTGAATAGAGTTTATATAAATCCATAGAACTCATAACATCCACATCGTTAAACTCTAAGATGCTATGTACGATATCACATATCTCATACCCCTCAAAATGTGTTTTAAACTCTAGGTCATCACATATTGATAGGACCATTTTGTTATACTCCTTAAGGAGCTTTTTTTCAGTTATTTTCAATTTACCCATATTTTAATGTATTATTAGCAAATATACTAAAAATAATAGATATTTGCAAGTTTATTTTATAAAACCCCCATATTTATTGGTATAGAATAATTCTTATGATATTTATTAGAAATAAGAATACAAATTTAAAACAAATACAACATGGCTGATTTACTAATGAAAATGCCCTTGCCTTACGAACCTAAGAAAAAGAATCGTTGGCTAATTACTTTCCCAGCTGACTTAGGTATCCAACAATGGTGGCTATCGTCTGCATCAAGACCTTCAATTACTCAAAATGAGGTAGAAATACCCTTCCTTAACACATCTACATGGGTTATTGGACGTTTCACTTGGGAAGCTATCGATGTGACCTTCAGAGACCCTATTGGACCTTCTGCGGCACAAGCAATCATGGAATGGGTTCGTCTACAATCAGAATCTATCACAGGTCGTCAAGGTTACGCTGCTGGTTACAAACGCCCAGTTGAACTTGAGATGCTAGACCCAACGGGTGTTGTTATCGAAAAGTGGTTACTTGACGGTACAATGCTTACAAACGTTGGATTCGGTGATTTATCAATGGATGATGACGGAATTGCAGAAATTACCGCTACTTTAAGATTCGATAGGGCTATCCTATTGTTCTGATTTAGCTTAAAAATAATACTAAAAAAGAGGTTTAATTGGTGGAAACATCTATTAAACCTTTTTTATTTGTATAAACCCATTTACTAAAAAATCTATTTTCCTATATTTATCAAAAGAGTTATAATAATTTTATTTAAACGTTTTAAAAATGGATAAGAAACCCAGTGTTTTTCCGACAGCACAACAAATCTCTGATACATCTAAAGAAGATGAAAAAGCTAAACTAGCCGCCTATGAAGCTGAAAAGTTACAAGTAACTAATGAGGTTTATAGCACAGCTGTTAAGCCTGAAGATACCCCAACTGGTCATGTGGATGCTGTTACAATGATGAGAGAGAGGACTGCTGGTCAAATGAATATGCGTGACCAACAAGGAAAGGTGGTACACCCAGAACTAGCTGAAAATACTCCTGTGAAGTCACAAGCTGACATGCGAACCGAAGAACAAATGAGACTTCGTGATGAGCAATTAAAAAAGAATAGCGAACAAATTCAGAAGTTTCAGACAATGACAAATGATGCTACAACAAGACGTGTTATTCAAGATGTACCAGAAGTAAAAACTAATAAACCAGAACATGTACCATCATCACCTGTTCAACAACAAATTAAAACACCAATAGCTATGGATAAAAAAGAATCTAATATGAATCAGTATATTCTAGAATTAAGTCAACCAAACTACAACGCTCCGTTTGATGTAATTCCATTACCATCACAAGGTAAGATGTACCCTAATAGGAAGTCTAACATCAGAGTTGGTTTTCTAACCACAGCTGATGAAAATATCCTTACAAGCCCTAACCTATTACAAAGTGGTGAGTTTCTAGAAATCCTGATTAATAGAAAGGTTCTTGAACCAGAATTGAGATATAAAGACCTACACGTAGGAGATAGAAATGCTATTATGATTTGGCTTAGAGCGACTGGTTATGGTGAAATGTATCCAGTAACTTTATTGGATGAAAAAGACAAACCATTTGATACTGAGATTAATCTTAACGAGCTTAAGACAAAGAATCTAGGTGCTGAACCAGATGGTGAAGGATTGTTTTATTTTGAATTCCCGTTATCTAAAGCTAAGATTAAATTTAAA